CTGAATAATAAAATGTCATCTATATATTCTATTTTTTCTATTTCAAAATTTATTTCAAAACTGTCGTAGTCGAATTTTTCATCTTCTTCATTAAGAAGAACTTTTACTGGGTCTGGTGCTAGACCGGATTTAGAATACAATTTAGATAAATGTTGAACTTTTTTAGATTGTGATTTATCTAGGCATATAGTCGTATTCCTACTTATTCTAAACTCTAATAGACTTACTCCAACTAAAGTCATTATGTAATGATCAAATTTATTATTGGCGTACATTCTTTTCCAGAAAGAAAATGTTTGATGTATGTTGAATAATGGTAGTTGATTATTTATCACTCCGGTTCCGCCGCACTTGCCATAATCATGATGAAATTCTGGTGCGCTGAACATTCTTTCCCAGGATGAAAAGTTTTCAGAATAAAAATAATTAGTTTTTGGATGAATAACCATTACTTCTATCCCTGGAGAATGGCACATTCCATCAACTACTTGTTTATCTGAATCGTCCCATATAAAATAATGGGTGTAGTTTTCTTCAACTACTTTACCCGCCTTGTATTTATCAGGTAGGAATTTCATGAGCGAGTGACCAGAATCGAACTGGCGATAACTGCTTGGAAGGCAGATGTGTTACCTCTACACCACACTCGCGAGAGATTAATCTTTTTCTAAAAGATCAATCGCCTCTTTAATTGCCTGATTCCATCCTGCAATAAAAGAACTAATTTCAGCAGATGAAGCAGAACTTTTCATCTTCTTTGCCTTAAGTCTTTCAATAATCTTATCGCGTGTCAATTGTATCCCTTTTCAATAAATGCGCCGTCCCATACGGAGTCTGACTTATTTTCAGAAGCATAAAGCGCACGTTGTTGTGCCTCTGCCTCTGCGCGAGTTGCATGGCAACCCTCAATTTCGTTTGTTCCTTCTTTGACTACTGCATATCCATTGCAATCGCCAAAGTTTCTTTGTACTTTCCAAGGCATAATACCCTCCCGCTCCCCGATCTAGATTCGAACTAAAACTAAATGATCCAAAGTCATTTGTGCTACCATTACACCATCAGGGACTATCTAGTTACCTTCTAATAGTACCAGAAATACTGGTTTTCGGTCAACTATTCCTATAGAACATGCCCAGCACCATTCTGGCGGGGTATGATCACACTTATTTGCTGGTTTTTTTGCCCAATGGGGCCAATCTTCTGGACCCGCTGGAGATCCACAGTATGGACATGTTTCTCCCTGCAATAGCAGCCTACCATCATAGCAGTCGGTACAGAGGCTTTCTAATATTTCTTGCTTTCTCCGCCTTCGATCTTGATAATTAGCCCTTGGAGGGCGCGGAGGAATCGATCCATCTTCATTAGGTATCCTATCACTTTTCCATGCGTTACACTTTTTATGTGCAAGTCTTAAATTAGATACATCTTCTGATCCTCCCGCTGAACGGGGAATCCAATGATCTAATGTTACGTCAGAATTTGCCTTAAAATCCTTTAGGCAGATGGCGCATGTAAATCCATCACGCTCTCTAACAAGTTTTATTTTATCCTTTTTACTAAGCAGAAGATTCTGATTTAGCATTGATAAATTCTCTTTCATCTACAATATCGTATGCATCACGAATAATACTAACTTCGTACTTGTCAAAGTGGTGGGCACAGAAATACAACTCGCCAGTTACAAACTTAGCGATAACCCACGCCTGAGCGGGACATTTAGGTGCATCACACCTATCGCTTCTGGTAAGAACTCTTTTTTCTTCCTGAACTTCAGTTTCCATGGAGTCTCCCATACATTAATTATATCAGTTTGTTTTAAAATGTTCGCTAATCTGTTTCATCTGCTTGTTTATTTTATTAATCTTTTCTTGCAGTAATTTATTTTCTAGTTCTAGTTTTTTATTTCTTTCCTCTAACTCAAGTATCTTATCCTGATACATTTCTATTTTATCTTCTATATCTGACTCTTTAGTATTAACATCTTTATAATTATTAAATAAAGACGTTGCATACTTAATATGTCTAACTAAAAGAAAAAACAAAACCAACTCTATTACTAGAGTTACTGACGCTACTGCAATTATTATCTGCATGTCGGGATGAAAGGATTTGAACCTTCGGCCCCCTGTTCCCAAAACAGGTGCGCTACCAAACTGCGCCACATCCCGCAAGTTGCAGACGGCTACGAACCCTCTTACGCACGAAAGACGCTAGAAACGAATTCAACGCTTTCAACTCGCACAGACTCGCATTAACGGGATATTTGTATGTAACTACACCATCCTAAGATATTGCCATCTGCAACCGTAGGGCGGGTGGGACTTGAACCCACGATCTTCACCTTATAAGAGTGACGCCTTCACCAACTTGGCCACCGCCCCGTAAGAACTACTATATTAAATTATTTCCATGCTGTCAATAGCATTTTGTAGAGCGGGTGGGATAATAAGTTCGCTGTTACGTTTCTTACCCATCCTTAATTTTAACTCTTCTTCGCTATCTTGTTCAAGCATATCGTACGAATATATTTCGATTTCTTGTAGCGCATCTCTTCTAGAGCGAGCAATCGCATTATAAACCGAGCCACATACGGCATCAGCCAAGTCCTTGCTGCCCTTTCTAGGGTGGTCAACCTTATCACCGCGTATCCTTAATTGCAACAATTCATCTATCAATAATTTAAGTTCTGGCCCATAGACTCTTTCTTCTGTAATAAGCAAAGCCATATCTTCGTAGTGCTTCTTTGCCACAGATAATAATTCAGTATTGATGCCATAATGCTTTAACTGCTGCATCATGTCGTGAGAATTCCATCGGTCAAACGTAACGACTCCTAAATTAAATCCTCGTTCACGCAATTCAATAATATAATCTTTTACCTCTGATAAATCGACACTATTGGTAGATGTTGGCTGCCAATATCTTACAGCATCTACTATTACTCTAGGGGCTGCTTCAGTCATTGTGCCAGCGATCTTCATCTGTACCCAGCCCTCAACATGAGCCATAGCCACAGCACAGTTATCATGCTTCTGCGCTAAGTCAACATGCACAAAATACTGACGGCCTTCCTCTGGCTTAAACCATTCTGCAAACCTTCCACCATTATCTACTGCAAACTTAGGATTGCTAAAAGCCTTTTCAATTTTTTCCCGTGATTTAAAGAATGCATCCGTTGCTTCTGGTGGCATACAGGCAAATCTCATTAGGGAATCAAGCGGGTCATCATAAAAAGCAATTGTAAAATCTTGAATCTTTCTGGTTGGATTGAATTCCCATGTTGGCCTCTTAAGAGCAAATATATGTGGTAGGGCATATGAAATAATATGGTCCTCCTCCCACTCAATAGTAAATTCATTTCCATCATGACCATCTGGAAGGTCTGGGTCTATTTTAAAACTATGAGATTTAACTACAGTTTCTTTTTCTGCTACCGCATCATTATATTTTTGCTGAATAAAGTCATTCTTAAATCTAGGGAATGAAAGCATGATAACTTTCCCAAAATCGGGGAAACGTGAGTTAACAGATGCTCTATACATTTTATAAATAGCAGCAGAAGTCTTTGGACTTTGCCTACCTGTAGTATTCTCTAATTCGAAACCGGAAATTTCGTCAAGGATAGCAAGCAGGACGTTGTATCCTTCCCAGGACTCCGCCTCTGAATGTCCTGAGTGAACAGTTATTTCTTTATCAAATTCAATACTGTTAGCCTTTGGAATGTACCTACCTTGGAACCAGGCCGACTTTTCAATGATGCGCTTGAATCCTTTAAAGAACACCCTATTTGCCTGAACAGCGTTGATAGCAATGTTAATAATGTCAATTGAATCTCCTGGAGGCTTTCCATAATATTTGGCTGGGTCACTAAGACACAATAAGAGGTGGACAACATAGGCACACCCGATAGTAGAGATAAAGTCCTTCCCCCCGCCCTTTCCTATCTGAAGAATCACTTCCTTGCATGTCTGGTTCCATCTTTTTATTCCTTCTTCTTCACCCAACCATTTAATTAGTGTGTCCTTGTTATAGATTTGAGTCATAGATTTAATTGCTTGATACTGATAATCTGAAAGTGGAGGAAGATCTAAATAACTTTTATCTGTGACAAACTCTTCAATGGTGGCTGGAGTTTCCTCAAACTTGTCGTCGTCAAGTGCTTCTATAAAGTCACTAAAATCAATCAATTGGCTCTACCTTACCAGTAACCTCTGATAATCTTTTAGCGACCTCCATCTTGCAATGATTACATTCGGAGGTTACTTCCTTTAGAATATTCATAAGAATTTCTTGCTTACGCTCTGTCTCTAAAAGTTGGGCAGACATTTCATTATTCTCTAGAAGTCCAGCCTTTTGAAGCATATCTATTCTTTTTTGTTCAACATCAGCGATCATTTTTAGAGCGCTGGCCTTTGTGTTGTATTGTTGATTTGCATCTGCCTGGTCTACAGTTTCCCACGCACGCTGAATGATCATTGAATAATGCTGATCAGCACCAGCCAAGGCTTCCTTGGCTCGCTCTCTAATTCTACTATCTCCAGATACTAATTCACGCCAGGTATCAATATGCTCTAGAACCTGAGATCTTTTAATTCCAAGAAACTTAGATATATCTGTTGGGTTTTTACCCTTAAGTAATTCTTCTACTACCAGATTCATTTGATCAAATGAACTAGTTAGTTCAATCTCTGACAAGTTGTTTCTTCCTTCTGCTCTTCTTAGCCCTAACTAGACCACTTAATCTTTCTATATAGAAAGACCTATATTCACCTGTAAGTGGATTCCTGCAATCAATCCAAGTAACATCTTTTTCTGAATTGTGTGCCATTAGGATAAATACAAACTCGCCGCGAATATGCTTGAATTTAATTCTATCTCCAGGCTTAATAACATCCTTCAAATATTCTACTTCATAGTAGACATGAATATCATCATTGATACTGTATGGAACATATTCATATTGTTTTTTCTTGCGAGGCATATTAACTCCTAAAGTGAGTATCCACCATTGCGAGTAGGACTCCAAACCATACCTGGCCTATCTAAATTTCTAAAAAGTTTGTATCCACAATTATCGCAGCGCTGTTCATCTCTATCTGAAATTTTAGCAATCAATTCTTTATCTGTATCGCATACATTGCAGTAGTAAGTGTAAATAGGCATTCTATCTCCAATTGTCGCTGTTCGCTACTTTCAATAATACCAGATAACCTATTAAGTCGTCAATGTCATTATCTCCAGGGAACTCCCCGCCATTGGCAAATCTGCTAAGTTTATCATCTATACGAACTTTAATTTGCTCTGTAGGATTTGCTTGTGAAAATATTCTTACTGGGTCAAGCGCGGAGTTTCCATAGGCGCGATTCTTTTTAATAAGTAATTCTTCTATTTCTTTGCAAACTTTAGAGATTTCTTTTTCAGTATTAATGTTTGGCATGTGGCCTACTTTCGCTAAGACTTGCCTGAGTTACTTTGATAAACATTGACTCTTCATGTAATTCCATAAGATTGTGAGCGCCAGTATATGAAAGACCACTACCAATGCCTCCCTTGAATTCTTCAATAACAGACTCAAGAGATCCTTTGTATGGGACTGTAGTTTCTACTCCTTCAGCAACAGATACATTTCCAATTGCGCTTAGTTGTGCTTCAGCGCTAGCCATGCCTCTAAAAACTTTATACTTCTTGCCATGGTCGGCATGTACTTCCCCAGGAGACTCATCAGTACCCGCTAAATAACTTCCAAGCATTACTACGTCTGCTCCTGCTGCCAAAGCCTTTACTGCGTCACCACTATTTCTAATTCCACCGTCTGCAACGATAGATGCTCCAGTTCCGTATGGGATTCGCTCTCGTACATCTAAAATAGAAGACAGCGTAGGAATCCCATGACCGCTTACAATTCTCGTTGTGCAAACAGAGCCTCCTCCTATTCCAACTCTAATCGAATCTGCGCCAGCATCTTGAAGTCTCGCAAATCCATCATATGTAGAAACATTACCAGCCATAACATGAACATTATTTCCAATATTACGACGTACTTCTTTAACTGCATTAATTGCATATTCGCTATGACCATTAGCAGTATCTACAAGAATTAGTTGAGCGCCATTAGATACGGCAACGAATGCTCTCTCCAGATAGTCACCCTTGGCTCCTACTGCTACTCCTAAAGATACTGCATCTGTAGATTGAATAAATGTTAACTCTTCACGCAATTGATCTACTGACATATATCTATGGATAATTCCAAACCCGCCAAGTTTTCTAATAGCATAGGCCATTGTTCCACTACATACTGTGTCCATAGGGGCGGCAATTACTGGAACTCTCATAACTATTCCTCTGCCACCTCCTCCAATGCCAGAAGAAATATCTACTTCCTTGCGACTTGACACAGTTGAATACTGCGGCACTAATAAAATATCATCAAAGCACAGAGCGTTCTGTGAATATCTTTTCACTATAACCTCATCTATCTCTCTGCAACTAGATTTAAAAAGAATAGGTCTGGAGTTGGATCAATTAGATACAAATCATAAACCTTTTTGAAATCTATTTCAAACCCGTTGCTCAGTTCGTGGATTGTCCATCCATTTTCTAAAACTTTATTTATTTCTTCTAGTATGTCCCAGCCCATTTGGGTAATAAAACTTGGGGTGAACTCAAACATCACCTTAATAGGCTTTTCTGATTTAGGTATATTTGCTAATACAAAAGTCTCCCACCCCTGTATATCCATAATAATTACATCAGGATATCCAAACTCTTCAATTAAATCTTCTATCTTTTTACATTCGATAGTCTCTTGTAGAGAACCCGCGCCTGGATTAGATACACGATTATCTCCGCAATTACTTTCAGAGTAATAAATAATATCCTGACCGTTTTTATCTGTGACTGCACAATTTAAAACTTCTACGTTTTTTAAATTTAGTTTATTAATATTCTTATTTATTAGGCGACATAGATTTTTAGATGGCTCAACTGCAATAACTTTACCATCACCTCTCTGGCAGATGGATGCTATGAAAGAATGGTATCCTACATTCGCTCCCAGATTAAATACTAAAGATCCTGGTAGTACATTAGATTTAATCCAATTCTGTTCAGCCATCTCCCAGGTCCCACCTGACTCTATTTGGCTAGAGATAACATTATCATATTCTGGGAAATATAAATCTCCTAGTACCGCATCATGTACTAATTTATCTTGCATAATTTTCCCTTTCCTTAATCCATCTAGTGTACTGACCATCATCCCAGACCTGACTTCCATACAGATGTGACGATACTTCATTATGAAAGAATCTAAATGATGGAACGATGAATATGCCATCTTCTAAAGATTTTGAGGAATTATTTATTTTCCACACATCGTTTATTAAATTTACCTTATGAACATTTTGAGAAGCGTGCCCATCTCCTAGGTATATTCCTGGAGGAGCAGAATCAACTTCTTCCCATAGTCCAAGGTATTCTAGTATAGACTTTGTAAATACTCCAGGTCCAGTCATTTGGTGAACAAAGTGGGGGTTACTGTAGTCAGGATTGATGAATGCTGCTTCAATATTTTCTAGTATTTTACTCAGCGCTGGATGCCCTGGCTCAGATAGAAATGTCCATTGCTCAATATGCATCTCATGCTCTGCATTCAATATCATTGATTTAGAGGATAAATCAATCCATTCATGATCACCCTTATCATTTTTAAATCCAATACTTTCATCAAACCATTGTGATATTGGCACATTACATATAGTATCTAAATCTGTATACATTCCGCCATTAATGTACAGAATCATTACTCTCCAAATATCTGCCCTCATAACTCCTAGCGGACATGCCTGGAAAATATTGATCCATTTACTATCAAAATTATCTCTTACAAAATCCATTACGTCCTGGTCAGAAAAATAATTATATGTCCAGTCGGGATTTTTATCTATCCATGTATTGGTAGCAGACACAGCATAGTCAGGAAGAAATTCATAAGTACTTTTATATGTCTGCCAAATATTCTTAGGTATCACTTAGTCCACCTTCTTTGATTTTTAATCATACCATATTTCTCTAAGTATCTTTGTATGGTCATGTGAGAACACCCTGCCTCTTTAGCCATTTGTTGAGTAGTCTTTTTTTCTATAACATATCTTTTTCTTAACCAATTAATGTCTTCATATAATTTCATCTATCTCACCATATTATTCGCTGCGTACCATCCGATTCCACATGCATCAGCGACATTATCACTATCGACATGGACACCTAGTTCTTTACAGAAGTCTACTGTTTTTTGCTTTCTAATTTCCCGCCCCTTGGCTTTGTACCAATTGGCAGTTTTTCCTGGGTATTTTTTCTGAATTTCTAATTTTTCAGCCTTAGTGAAATTTTTATTTCCTATGAATGATTGCCAAGTTATTGGATGAACCTCAACAACTTTTCTTCCATCATCTATTAATTCACCCATTATAGCGCCAAAGATGTAGGCCATCTTTAATCCAGTATTTGCACTTCTTACCATCACGGCTGCTTCAATTGCTACAAAATCGGAGGGGAATGTTTTTGCTATCGATCTTACCTTCTTTTTAGCATCAAGAATTCTTTCATAAACATCTCCACCATCGAAGAATACTTCTCCCCATTTTATAGGAATTTTATTCTCAAATAAGCAGAAGGCGACCGACCTAGTACTAGCATCTATTCCCAGAACTCTCTTATCTGGAGCCTTTGCTAATTTAGCGAGAGACATTAAATATCCTCAGTAAGTCATCTCTATTATTTTTACTTTCTTTGGCGACACATTCGCTACACACATCTAGTTCATTATATCTACTCAGAGTATTTTTACATCCACGATTTTTACAAACTCTTTTTTTACCAGACAGTCTTTCTTTTTCTGCATAATATTTTTCTCTGATCTTTTTATTTGTCGCTTCTCTGCAACACTCATCAGAGCAATATTTTTGATTATGTGTAGTTTTTGAGAAGTCTTTATCACATCCGTCATTCGCACAAATCATTTAGGTGGCACCAAAACCTTTACTATTTCTTCACCATCACCATACTTATTATTTCTAGCAGCCCAGCAATGTTTCTTAACTGGGCAATTTGCACATGTATAAGAAGTCTTAGCAAAACCTCTAGATGGAATGATATTTTCAGTATACATCTTATACACTTCTCTCATCCAATCAAAGGTTTCATTAATTATTTTTTCGTTTCTCTCGTTCATGCTAATTGGGATGATACAGATTTCTTGAGTATTCTTATTCTCATACAACAAGAATCCTTCTGTGGCTCCCTCCACTTTCATATAGGTAAGTATCTGTAATAAGTGGTTGGATGATGGCTTCATAGATGACTGACGATGAATAAACTGCTCTTCTTTAGTAGTCTTTATTTCACCAATGATTTCTGTATCATTCCAATCCAGCACAACGTCAGCAAATCCTCTGATTGGAGGATCTTCAGAAACAATTTCTCGCTCTGTTTCCTTTAGGACACCAGTTTCTTCTATAATTTTTTGTAATCTTTCATGAGCATATGTTCCATTAAGCATATTAGCAATTGCTGTGGCATCAAACTTCTCGTCAAATTCTTCTCCGCTAAAAGCAATAAACCAGTATCTAGGACAATTTCCATGACCATATCCTACTGTACTAGGACTAAATGTTTTTTTCTGGGTATTCTTTTTCCCACGACGACGAGCATTATATGCATCATCAATTAGTTTAGAAAACTCTCCATAATCAAATCCGTCTACCTTTTTAAACTTAAGACTTTTTACAACATTCTTGCTCACAGACCAAACCTCGCATTGTATTTTAGAGCATCTACTAATTTATTTACTGCTTCTGCTGTAGTATAGTAGACATTCTTTTTCTTAGAGGCTTCCGGCCCCTTCTCAAAAGTAGTGTAGTATCTTGACATTATCTGCAACTTGGCGGCTATCGCCTGTAATCTTGTTATTACTTCTGGTGCTTTGGCAGCAGGAACATCGGGCTTTGCTATAAGTTTAATTATTAATTCCATTGCCGCATCAAGATCGGGGTCCTGCATGAATTCTGATATCTCATTTAATTCTGTTATTTCACTAATTGTTTCTATCACGTTCATAAGCCTCTACCAATTCTTCTAGAATTTCCCATTCAACTACTGCTAGCCGCACCTTTGAAGACCCTTGTCCAATAATTAATTTAAGTAGTGGGTGCATATTTCTATCTACGCGGAAGGTGTCTGTACAGATTTTAGCCCACATTTCTTTATTAACTGATACTGACTTAGCAGTTTCTTTATAATCTACAACAAAGTTGTGCCACTTAGCATCACCCTTTTGATACTGCCCACGACCAGAATTTTTTTGAGCCTTAGCACTATCTCTTTTTATTTCGTTTGCTTCTGACACTACAGCCTAATCCTAGAATTATGTCCTTTGCTACATGTATACATTAAAATCATATTATCTTCATCTATTTTCCCTTGATGGATAAATTCATCACATTCTTGGCAGGAGAAAGATCCGCTAGCATCTAAGTATTTTGTGCTGGCTTTAATATTTAAGAAATCCTCTAGTGATTCAGCCATAAATCATCGACTCTAATGTATCTACTACTTCTGGATTTTCTCTAAGGTATTGAACAGCCTTGGCCCTTCCCTGTAGCCTTTCTCCAAGTACCGTGTACCAGGCACCGCCTCGTTCTACTTTGCCCATCATTTCTGCTACGTCTAATACCTCTGCTACCCTATCTACACCAACATGAGATCCTTGGTAATAGAAGTCATATTGTCCAGAAAGATTTGGAGGGCCAAGTTTATTGTAGTCAATTATCCAATTGACTGGACGACCAACCTTTTGCTGTATGAACTTGTCTCCTACCTGAACATCATCCTTAATTTGGTTAGCCTCGGCCTCTGAAGACCATAATTTAATTACAGTACTAGAGAAGAATTTAACAGCCATTCCACCTGTTGGAATGTGAGAGGCGTGCATACTTCCAAATTGGTTTCTCTGCTGACTAATTAAAACTAGCAGGGTATTATTATTAGCGTAGTTAAGCATTTTTACAGCGTGTGTCATGTCTTTTGCTTCCGCACCAATTTGCTTGGTATCTTGTAATTGCTTTAACTCATCGCCATCTTTATCAAAGTAGATCGCTGGCAGGAGGGCAGAGATAGAATCTACTACAATAATATCTACTCCTGCTTCCATTAATCCTGTTCCAACATCTACCATATCATTAATAGTCTTTGCTGGAGAATAAATAATATTAGAAGAATCTACACCTAATTTAGATGCCCAGTCTGCTGAATAAGAAGATTCAGAATCAATCCAGGCACAAGTTTTTCCCTGTTTCTGAGCCATTCCAAGCATCTGAAGACAGAAGGATGATTTACCAGCACTTTTATTTCCCCATACTAAGACTTGCCTTCCAAATCCTAGACCGCCCTTTA